CCCGTACCGGACCCCCCGGACAGCTAGCGGCGGGACTCCTCGAGGAGCCGCCGGAAATTGTTCAGGGCATCGTTCTTCGTCCCCTTCGACGCCCACTCAGGATCAGCTGTCGCTTTCGCCTGGGCACGGTTCCAAAGGTCACGGAACTCGCGGCCCCGGCCAGGCCACTCGGTATCCGACGTAAACACCGGCTCCGCTTGGCATCCACAGGAAGCGTGAGCCTGAAAATCGTTCACCCGAGTCGAGAACACGGTTCCAGCGATCGCCGTTTCACGTCCCTTGTACACTGGACCCCTCGACGCCAACATCGCACAAAACGCACACGGATCGCCATCAGTGACCCGGATCCAGCCGAGCGCCCGACGGTCCCGCTGAACAGCGTCGATAATCTGACGGCGGCCACCATCCAAAGCGATCCGCATCCCCTCACGGGCCACCGCCTCACGGGCCCGACGCGCAGCCTCAGCAACATCCAACCCCCGGCGGATTCCCTCCCGCAGCTTCGCCGGCCCCACAGCAATCATTGACACCCGCGCAGCCCTCTCCTGGAACCGGATCTGTTCCCACGCCAACAACTGCTGCTCGGCGTGTTCCTGCAACGCAAACTGGGTGTAATAGGTGCGAGCTATCTCAGCGGAGATACGGTGCTGCCGACCAAGAACAAGCATCACCGCCTCGAGCCACGCCTCAACAGTCGGAATGCGACCTTCGGCGTTGAGCAGCACCCACAGGTTGTCGAGCTGACGGACCGTATCTAGGCCGATCCTGAACTGGGCCTCCCGATGCAATTCGGTGAGGCGGCGGCCACCCTCGGTGCTCGCCATCAGCCTTCAAACCGGTCAGACTGAGTCTCCGGGAGACGCAGCGACACCGGCACAGCGCCAGTGAACCGAATACCCTCCAAGCCGACCCGACGGGCCGCATCCTCGGGTTCCACACCCGCACGGATCGCCACACCCAAAGCATCAAACTTGGCCTTCATCGCTTCAGCGTCAGCGGCAACATCCGAAGCCGAATCGCCACCGGCGAGACGGTTGAGAAGTTGAGCGATCTCATCGGGACTCTCCGCCGCCTGACGCCACGCCTCCACATCCTGCTGCGGACGGCCCAACGCCTGAGCCACCGCCGGCCAGAACTGATCCGGCGGAATCTGCAGACCCTGCACCAGCTTCGTCAACGCATCCGCCAACTGCGACAGGGACCGGGACTCGGTGTCCTTCCACAACACCTGCGACGAGTAATCAACCGTCTTATCCAAGTACACGCCGATGAGGCGAAACAGCTGCTCCGCCTGTTCCCCCAGCCGGTTCTTGAACCGGTTCACCTTCCCCCGATGCGGAGCGTTCAACGCGGCGATAGCGTCCGCCGACAGGTTCTCCACCTGACCGACAAACTGCGACGGGGTCGACTGTGACAGGACAGCAAGCTCCCGAGCTTGCCATTCTTGGACCCGAATGTACGGGTCCATAGGCGTCGGGTCGAGGGTTCCGAACCGGGTGTCCTTGCCCTCAGAAATCAGAATGTCCTCAACAGCCAATTGCATCTTCAGGGCGTTCCGGTACCCAGAATCACCCTCCTTGCCAGGAGGTTCCACCAGCCCGGTGGCCCAGCGGACAACCCAAGCGCCGAACCGTTGCACGACCAGCCGATCCAACGTCGTCTGGTTCAGACGGGCGATCATATCGATGTACGGCTCCACCTCCCCCGGCGTCCGACCGTTGATGTCAATGTTCGGAGCGAACTGCACCACCGGCACCACCCCGGCACCATGCACATCGAACGTCACATAGGTCGCCCGGCCGGTCGGGGTCACATCGACAGTGAACACGCGGCGGTCGTCGTAAACCCGCATCCGCCAGAACTTGTCACCGGCGGCGTCGGTGGCCGGCTGACCAATCATCGCATACAGCGGCCAATCATCATTCGCCGGGTCCTCGTAATACGTCAACGTCTCAGCCGCCGACGAAATCAACAGGCGGGGAATCCGCTCCCCCGTCAACGGATCCACCCCGGGGATAGCCGTCACATAAGCCCGGCCATGAGCAGTGGCACCCTCCCACACGGCAGCCTGCTTGGCGTCCATCCCGTTCACTTCCCAAGCCCGCCACAAATCCCTATCCAGACCGCCGGACTCGTCCATGATCCCCTGCAACTGCAGAGTGTCCGTCACCGAATGAACGATCAGCCGGGCCCACGGTGTAGCGGCGATCCGCTGCAACGTCTTGTACTCAGCGGTCGTCTTGTTCTTAAGTTTCGGCAAATCCTCGCCCGGGCGGAGCTTGTTCCTGTACCACCGGTCGACCCGCAACATGTGGTCCCGTTCCTGCTTCCACAACGGAAACAGCGACGACTCCACCAGCCGTTCGATGGTGGACGGAGAGAAGTCCGCAACATCAACAGCCACACGAACCTCCTACCAAAGCGTCCCCACCGAAGGGGGCTGATCCTTCAAACCACGATTCAGAACAAGCCGCCGCAACATCCGGGCACCAACAGCGCACACCGCCAAGTCGATCTTCCGGGCCGACTGCCGATGCTCCTTCATCAACGACACCCCCCACTTCGTGGGGAACTGCCGAGCATTCTTCAAATGCGCCACCAGCTTCGGATGCCCGTCAAACGTCAACGTCACCGGCACCCCCATCTGACGGCCCCGATACTGCTGCTCCAACTCGGTAGCGAACGCCTCGGCAGCCTGCACAAACAACCTGTGGTTCGACGGCGACGACATATCCCACATAATCGAATGCCGGTTCGGACCCGACTGCACAGCCCACAGCGACAACCGGTCACCGAAATCACGATGCCAGCCGTCGATCACCGCATCCCAGAACCCGAACCCCTCATCGTCCTTAGCGTGCGACGGGTCAGCGAAAAACGCCACCACCTTCCGCTCCGACAGAACCCGACGCACCGTCAGATCCACATCGAACCGGTCAACCACCCAACCCTCACCCCGGCCACCGGACGGCCTCTCCCACACCCCCAACGTGACAATATGCCCATCCGACAGGCGGCAGCCGACAAGCCCCGTGGCGTCGTCCGACTTCGAACCATCGAAGAACAACACCCACTCGTCAGCCGGCGACTCCCCCGCATCAGGCCGCTTAGCGAACTCCACATGCAGCGGATCAACCCAGGCGTCCTCAGCGGCGGTAATCTGGTTGTAAGCGAACCGGCGAGCCTCAGACGGCGGAGTCCTCGAGTCCAGCACGAACTTCGCATAGGACTCCGGATCCACCCACCACGAATCCCCCCGCACCGCCTCAATCACCGACGCCACATGCCGAACAGTCCGAGCCGCATGTTCCTCGCCGGACTCCCCCTCCACCTTCGGCACACTCAACGGCACCGACGGGGCCGCCTCCAACGAGTCGTACATGATCCCAGCGTCCAAGAACTCGCCAGACCGCTGCTTCTCCCAAGCCTCACGAGTCAGCTGCGCCACACTGTCCTCAGCCGGGTCATAAGCGTTCGTTAACGCCAACACCCGAGACGACCCGTCCGGCGCCTTCATCGCGTTCCGCTGGATCACCGCCCACATGGCATGACCCTCATTCGACGCCAACCAGTGCTGCGTCTCGTTCGCAATNGTGAACGTCGGCCGGCCACCCTCCAACGCCCGAGGCGACGACGTCACCGCCTCAATCCGCCGAGCCCCCTTATGAGCGTAAATGATCTCCTTGCCGATATCGATCTGATGCTGCTCAACACACCGCCTGTTGAACAACGACGGAAACAGAGTCATCGTGTTCCGCGTCTGATCCTTCGACGTNGCAACAACCTGNATCCACGCCGCCGGNTTCTCCACCCCAACCGCCTCGTCCCCGTCAAACCGAGCGAACCGACACGGACCAACAAACTCAATCGCNGCAACTACCGCAGCGAACGGGTCCTTCCCCCAACCCTTAATCCGCTGAATCACCCCTTCACGAAACAGAAAACGGCCACGCTCATCGACCGCGTACCACCACACCAGTAACCGCTTCTGCTCCTCCGTCAACTCAAACGGCCGACCATCAGGACGGCAAAGATTCTGATACACCCAAGGGATCAGCCGATACCCAAGAGAAAACTGCGGAAGGACCCAGCGGCCATCCTCNCCCTTCTGGTTGGACGGGCCGAGCGTTACAAGCTCAACCGCCTTCTGCGAGGCGACGTCGGATTTCACCAAGATCCATCACCTCTCCCGGCTCCCCCTGACGCTCAATCTCCAGCCGCACCCGACGACGCGACCCCTCCGTCGACAACAGGTCATTCATCGCAGCCCAAACACCCTTAAACAACTCCGACGAGAACCGAGAAGCCGTCAGATTCTTCGTCATCACCTCAGCGACGTAAAAGGCGGCCCGCCAATCCGACGGTTCGAAGAACCGGGACTGCCCCGACTCAGCCAACGACTTATACCAATCGGCCGCCACCGGATGCCACCCCGGATCCGGCTCCGGCACTTCAACCTCGCCGACAATCTCCACCGTGTCAGTCTGCGCCTTCTCGGCCTTCGTCCGATGCCCCATCCGTTCAGCAGCACGCTTACCAACCGGACCTCGAGAACCCATCAGCGCCCTTTCCCAATCAATCATCCAAGCCCGGCTGTCACCAGCAGCGCCGGGGCTACCTTCATACGATGTTTCACAACCCAACGTTTCACGGCCCGAAAACTTGGGAACGGCCAGAAAGGCT